TTACCAAAGAATTACTCTACACTTGTCGCCATCAACGTATTTACCATCTTTTTCGCTACCAACGATTAAGTACTTGCCTTTGCGTCCGAAAACGTTCCAGGTTGAACCTTTAGGTAGGTGTTTAATTCCTGCTGACGGTTTTAACTCGTTTTGAGTGTAGACATTCTCTTCTACTACCTTGCAGGTAACTCTAGCACTAGCATTAACAGCAAGTGGATTGATCTTAGTCGACCCGTCCGCTTGCGAGAAAAATTGACCAGTACCAGCACAAACCGCACCTTTAGACGCATTAAAGATCTTATAAGTTTCTCCGCATTTTCTAACGTCCTTTGAAGCCTCTAGGACTAAATTAGCATTGTTGTATAGCTTAGCACCATTAGGCTTAGTGATTTTAAAACGCCCTAGTTCGTTATATTTAACTTCTGGGTGCCATTCGCCATTAGTTTGTGCATTACTTGCTACTGAGCTTGAGGAGTTATTAGAAGTGCTGATAACCGCAATATTCCCGTCTACGTCCATTCCTCGCCATTTATCAGTAAATTGCCAGATTGCTACCCCGTCCATTGATGGAAAGTACCCGAAATTAGGACTTGAAACCGCAACGCCATTACCATTTGGATATGCTGCAACCCATAGAGAATTAGGATACTTGCTAATGATTTGACTAGTGAACACTGCGTTCTTTAATAAGTAAGCTCCAGAGTAAAGCATGGGCTTATACCCTGCACGGCTGATAACGTCCATACTTGCAAGAATTGCACTGGTGTTAGCTTGCGCACTACCTCCAGTATAGTTGCCCGAGCCTTCTTCCCAGTCAGTAGCAATGTAAGAACCTGCGGGTAGTCCCCACGCCTTAGCAGTTGCTACAGCGTATTGAGCCTCAAGTACTGCAGAGTTAGCATTGTTGCCAAACGTTGCATAGAAGTAACCATTAGCCTCAATGCCATTAGCTTTTGCGCTAGCAATCTGTCCTGAACCATTAGGGTTCTTGTAGTTAGTCGCTTGCGTAAGCTTGATAAAAGCAAACTTAGCACCATTAACAGCATAACTTCCTAGATTAGTTGATTGAAAGCTTGATACATCAACGCCATACGTGTTTTTTTGCATTATCTAGCACCACCTTTTTAATCGTTTCTTTCTGAACTGGCTTTTTAAAAGTTGAAAAGATCCACTCATTATAAGTACTATATTTTTTCATTATTGTTGACCTCTAAATCATCAAGAACCGCATTGTTGTCTTCAACTGGCTTGATTGGGACAACTTCAACTGGGTCTGTGACTTTAGGAATAATAATTGGTGCTGGGGCTGGCTTGGGTTCTGACTTAGGAAGATCAGAGTTCAAGTAAGCATCTTGTACAGCGCCTTGTGCCATTGACTTATCAACGCCTTGATTGGTTAGACTCTTAACCGCATCATCAAACTTAACAGATCCAGCCTTGTCGCTATATCTTGATTGATCTGCGACTGCCCACTTAGCAAGTTCGCCAACATGCTTAAACTTATTCGCTACTTCAGGATCGTTCTTTTTACTATATTCGTAGTAGCTGGCAATTTTGCCAGCTACATACATCACAACCATAGCTACCCATGGTAACCAGTCGCTAATTGTTTTGAGCATTTAAACCACCTCTTGCAGTTTCGGAATTATTTTCCTTTTTTCCGTCAACAAAAAAAGATAGCCATTCAGCTACCTTGCCTTGAATGTCACTAGGAACATCCTCAATTGTCATGACGTTAGATTGAACTAACACCACATAATCAATCACTCTAATACTTGGCTTCTTCATATTACTTACCTCGATTTCTTAGTCTTTGAATTTTCTGCTTAAGTTCTTCAATCTGATTTTCTAAGGTACTTATCTTTTCACGCAATTTTGCATTTTCCTTATAGAGGTCGTCGAACCCCTCTTCTGCTGCTAGCCACCTTTTGCGATACATTTCAGCATCGTCATTGCTTTCGTCGTGCTTTTCCTTTTTTTCATCATGCGTAAATTTCCGCATGGAAAAGTAAATAGTGGCCAGCCCTGTGATAGCGCTGATAAGAAGTGCGAGCTTTTGGATAAAGTCGAGCCATTCTTGCACTTCTACCACCTACTTTCGACGTTTTACTGTCTTTGTATAAATTGCTAGCTTTAAAACATCTGACATCTCATACAGGAAACCTACTACATAAACGAATTGCCCATAGTCACGGTGCAATAAAAAAAGCCCTGAAGATAGGACTGTGATTACTGTTAAAAACACCATGGTACAGGTTAACAAGATCGCATTAGCAAGTTGGCTTTTACCTCCAGCTAGCACAAAACTGATTAAGCCAACACCCACTGCAATGGCGTAAGCGTCGACCCAGTCATTATTAAAAAAGTCTGACCATTCAGGTGGCCACAAAAAGAAGTGGTCGTTAATTAATAAAATTAGCCCGAATAGAGCCATTAATACCCCCAATTTAAAATGGATTGGATTAAGCTTAAGATTGTGCCACAGGGCTTTGATTTCTCGCTTCACGATATTCCACCCCCGTAATTCTCTTATAGCCTTCTTTTGATAAGATACCCAGTGCAACATAGCCTTTTAGAGTGTTTTTAGCGGTAGTTTCATCGCCAAACCAGCCCCAGTCGTATTGCTGCTTATATTGATTTTCTAGCTCTTGTTGGATAGTAGTGAAATCGAAAAACATTATTTATTACCTTCTTCCTTAGTATCTGCTGGCTTGGTTTCAGTAGGAGCACCAAGCTTGTCATTGATATTCTTCAGCATTTGTTGCATCTGGAGCATGCCAGCGCTGAATTGTCCCATCATCTTGGCACTATTCATTTGTTGAGCTTGTACTTGCTCCATCATTTGACTAGCTTGTTCAGTTTGCTCAACTGCTTGTTCATGACTTTCTTGTAATTTTTCAACCGCATCTGAAATCTTGGCTAATTGTCCGTCTTGACCAGTTAAGGTGTCTTCAACCCAAAAATTAACTTCATCTGACCAAACAGGGTTAGTTAATTTTTCTGGTGGTTTTTCAGCGTGAGTATGCCATGGAATGGTGTCATATGGTACTGGCGTTGTAATTACATGGAAACGATCACTTCTTGTAGTGCCATGTGGATCACTTTGGTAATATACATACCATTTTGTCCCCTTAATTTCTGTCGTTTCTGGTTGAACTTGTTTTTCTTCTGCCATTTTTAAAATTCCTTTCTGCATAATAAAAGCCCTAGCGGAACGCCCGCTAAGGCTTGTTTTTTATTCGTAAAATGCGAACCCATGAGTAGGTTCTGAGGTTTGTTTAACTATATTCATGTCGCTAGCTTTTGCTATTGGCATTGTTGTGGCACCTGAATATGTGTAATCAAACAATAGATAATACAATTCCCCATTAGCTTGGATTGTCGAAATAACAGCATAATTTACACCATACTTTAAGAAGTCATTCCATATAACACTTGGACCAAGCATATATATTCCCTTGGCGTGGCTATCAGTTGTATCAGCTCCCCACCTATACATTTGAACAGTCGAATTTTTGGGTGTGACAATCCAATTAGACTTGCTACGTTCAAAACGTGTGCCGTCTATGTGGAGTGAGGTAACTTCTTTGCCTTGCGCTTTTAGCATGCTACCGCCTCCCCAGTTAGGAAGTGGCTGAATGCTTTATGTATCAAGTAATAAAGAAGGTTAATTACCCCCCTACAACTTTCCAGTTCTTAGATGTTATGTGTAACCAAAACAGATAATTTTTAGATGGGTCAAAGCCACCGTACCTATCCAGCACTTTAATAATAGCTAATCCATTAAAGTACCACATAACTTTCATTCGTCCAGCATAGTAATAGGCCATAGTACTGGTATTGTCCCCAACGTCACTACCGTCTATCGTATGAAGTTCAACAAGATCTTGATTTTGCGAACCTAAATAATGCGCAAACGAGTAATCTTTTGACCAAACAAACTCGATGACCTTATTAACAATGTCGTGAACTTGCGAAAACTTAGTGCCGTCAATGTGTAATTGTGTTACTTCCTTGCCTTGTACTTTCATCTAAGCCACCTTCCTTTGAAGTTGACTAAATGACGTAAGCTCAAGCAGGTAAAGGGTTCTAGCTCCCCCCCCAGTTATGATCGACTTGAACTGATTTTCATTGAGATAAAAAGTTCTCTTATTAATGTAACCCTCGCCAGTAAAATCGTTGTAGTGAAAATCTCCAGTTACTACATACCAGCGGTTACCCTCATTATCTGTGAATGACGCATCAACTAATAAATCACTTCGAGGGCTTGGTCCCATATCTTCTCCCTGAATATAAGCATAATTGTGCAGCTCGGCTGATTGATTAGGCTTAAATGTTTTCCCAGCCAGATTTTTTGTAAATTTATCTCCAGCAATGTGTAGGGTTTCAACCTCTTTGCCATTAACCTGCATTTACGCCACCTTCTTTTTGAAAAAGCGACGTAAAAGCTCGCCAAAAGTGGAATAGAAGGCGGTTTTTACCCCCCCACGATCTCTAGAACGTTCTTGGTTTCAATCCAGTAAACCCAGCGACCTATGCCATTACCGTAAGGAGTTTCAACAATCACCGGATAAAATATACTTCCGTGTTTGTTATCAAACGGTTCAGCCTCAAATAAGTCATAGTACGCTTGATTATAGTTTGCTGTGTTAGAACCACCAGAATTAGTATCAGGCTCATAGTAAAGCGTCGCTGGATTTTTCAGCTTGGCTTTTATATTTGAAATTCTTGAAAACTTGACCCCCGCAATGTGCAGAGATCTAATATTTTTCATCTCCATAAATTACCCCCTATGGAATACATACCCAGCCCGGGTGTTGCTTACTTGCCGCTAGTGACTCAGCCTCCGTATTGAATACGTGAAAGCCTAACTCATTTAATCTGGAGTTAATAGCATTGATCTGGTTTTGATGGTCTTTAATTTGCTGCTGGGTTGCAACGTCAGGTCTGCCCCAAACATTGCTCCAATCAACAGAACCAGTGTAGTGACCATCTGACCTAATCGCTGCTTTTTCCGCACTATTCCATCTAAAGGAAACATGATTAGAGTTGTCATCGCCTAAATCAATCGCTAAATCTAGATTATCGTTACCGTTCTGATCACCATAGATCCTTGCGCTATCAGTTCCACCAGACCAAGTTAAACCACCAAGATTACCAGATCGGTCATTGATACCCCCACCGTTCCAATTAATTGTTGAATATAAGTTCATGCTTCCGCCCGCTAAAGGCAAAGAGCTATAAGCCCTATTTTTAACATTGTTTAACGCTGTAGCTGTTTCTTGTAACGCGGCATCATCGTCTAAATCAATGGCCATTGTGCCACTGTCGGAGACTTCATTAGAAGTGTAATTTTTAGTGAACCATTCAAAGTTACCGCTAGACGAATTGAAGTGAATGTTACCGTTGTACAAAGAATACCGGTATTTAGGCTTATTAGTAATATCGCTCCAGCTAGGCTGCTTAATGTTTACCCAATTAGTCCACGTCCCAGTTGGTCCAATTCCTCTTATGTATTGGGTATTGTAGCCATCTGGTGTTGCTATTTGTCGGACTCTTGTAGTATCTGGAGTTTTGACAACATCTAAGAAACCCCAACCAGCAAAAGGAAGTTGCGAATTACCTGTATAAAAGTAATGTCCCGACGTCTTCATGTCGTTAGGGTTTGTCTGAGTTACAATTGCATCTCGTACTTGTTGCAAGGTTTGAACAGTGGTTGAATTTTGCTTAATTCTTTCTGCAATTGTTTGAAATGCTGATTTATCAATATAAACAGGCTGCGTTACTGATTTAGTAGTTTGGGTAGCTTGTTGGCTATCCACGTTGTAACCAGTAACAACATTGACGTTAATTGGAACGTTGCCCGAATTGTCCGGGTCAACTCCAGCAACCTTTTTAACCTTACCAGCAGCATCAATTTTCTTGTCGATTTCAGTATCTGAGTAAGTGGAATTATTAACCAGAGATTGCCAAGCACTCCACGATTTACCTCCGCCACTAGCCATGCGGTAGTAGATTTGAACAGAGCCAGTTGGATAACAGATTTGGAAAAGATCATCTTGAATTTTCGACACCTTGTATAGTGCATATCTATCAGTAGGCGGTTTATTAGCAACCGCATTCCATTGAGCGTCATTAAAGTTTGCTCTAAAACTCCACAAGCCCTCTTCAGTAAGGTTATTGAGTTCAGTAAGACTAGCCGGCACATCTTTATGATATGCACTTTGTACGTCCGCTTTTTTAGCATATTGGTCAATGTTGAGGGCTTGAAGGTCAGATTTATCAGCCTTACTGTCTAACTTGGTATCTACTTCAGTCTTAGTATAAACATCTGACTTGTTTGCCTTAGTATCGAGCTTATTGTCTACTTCGGTCTTGTTATAAACGCTATCCTTATCAGCTTTGCCGTCTAGTATCTTTTGATGATCTTTAGTAAGTTCATCTAGCAGCTCTTTGATTTCAGTGCGTGAGTAAGTCTGATTCTTAGTATAAACATCGTCAGCACTAACAGTTACTGTGACATTGTCCTTACGACCAATTACCACGTACATCATCAAGTTAAACTTGAAAAGCACGTCATTAGTAAAGTCTGGTATTTGTTCTGGTTCGTCTGCCACAGATAAGGCATATAAGAACTCAGTGGCATCTTCAGCATCTTCCATAGCATACAACCCAACAGCGTTGACTTTATAGCCGTGCTTTAAGTCTTTGTTATCAAAGTTCATCTTGACGCCTATAACTGCGTCTGGCGTCTTGATTGTATTTTCGATATTGCTAAGTCCTGAATATTGCATAATGCTTGGCAATTCTGTCATGTTTTGCAAGTCTGCAATACTGAACTGGCGCAAGTCTTCAGTGGAAGATGCGCCCCGTGTCAAGTGAAACCGTGCTTTACCTTGATTAGCTCTTTTAACCAAGTCAAGACCAGCATTGGTTAACACTGTTTTTCTATATTTTGACATTTTGTCCCCTTTCTAGTTATAGACTTGGCTTAAGTCTGCGCCTACCGTTAACTCAGCTCTTGAAGTCATACCAATACCAATAAACCAGTCATCTGTTAACTCTACGTTATTAAGAGCAATCTTAACTTCGTAGAGCATATTAGCTGGAATAGATACATTTAGCAGGTACTTCATATAATCAAGCTGACTAGCGCTAATTTCTGCAGATTTAGCAGAGATAATAACAGTTCTTTGGTGATAATCTACGGACACCTCAGCTGGAATGCTCGAAATCTTAAATAGGTTCTGTAGATACCGCACAGTTATAGGTTGTGGAGGTAATCCGTACATTAAAACCTTGTTTCTTCGAGTTTCTAAAGTGTCGTTAGCTCCTGGCTTTATGCCTAACTGATCTTCAAAGATTGAGATACCTTTTTCGTCCGCTTGCGTGACAAACTCATTCAGTAAGCTCCGAGTATGGTTATCTTCTATCTCACTCAAAGTCTTGCTTTGTGCTTTCAGTAGCTCAACCATTTCATAAACGCCATCGTAGTAGTCAGGCATATACCTAAGAAGTTCGTACTTGTCGCTATTGCTCATTGATTGTCACATCCCCTAACACTGGCAATTGTGACGTCTGATTATTAAATGCAAGCGTCACATCATTGCTACCACCGTTTAACTGTGGTAATTGTGCATTAATCACACCTTCAACAAGCATCACTTGTGATAAGATCTTAGAACGATAGATAACCATGGAGTAGCCCCGACCAGTTTTGGAGTCGGTCTTATTCCATTGACCTCTTAACATTTCAAAGTAGCCTTCAATGGCGCCTTTAATATTTGCTCTAACCACGTTAGGAGCCTTATTATCATCAAGCTTAACGGTTATCGCAATATCAATTTTTAAGCGATCTGGAGCTACTACAGTAACCCTGTGGTCAATTGGAGCCAGCCCATAACCTTGAGCTTCTTTGTCTTCTGGGTCAATCTTATCTTTAACTTGCTTAACAAGCGTGGAGCTTGCAGGCATCAATTTATTATCAAGAATGACCAGTTTGACAGTTCCAGCACCGTCCCACGTTGGATAGACCTGACCTGCTCCAACTTCACTAATCTTGCTTAGCATATCTAAGTAATCAGCAATGTTGCCACCGTAAGCAATCCAGCTAGAGGAACTTAACAAACGATTACGCAAGTGGTCATCTGTTTCAGTATCTCTCGCTGGTGCAGTAATTTCGATGATCTCAGCCCACGATAATGCATCGTTTGGAGTAACTGGAATTACTTGACCTATATAAGCATTAGCGCTAGAACCAGCAACTTCAGCTTGCAATTGAACCGTGTAATCATTGTTGATTGAAACAACGGTATAAAAAATAGGCGAGTCGCCAATACTGGCAAACCTATCGCCCACTTTTACATTTTTTAACGGTTCCTGATTGTCATCTAAAACTTTTGCTTTCGCCTCGGTATGAGTAGCTGGATATCTTTCAGTTCCATGTTCTGCTGCACGGTAATCTAAGAACTCCCCTTCTGCTGTCTTGATATAAGTTTCTTTGATGATATTAGCCATGCTTAAGGATTGCTGACCAATAACCATAGCTGCAGGTGCTAAAGCATCATAGATAATTGAGCCTTCACGCTTATCTATATTCTCTGGGACAGCGTCCAGCATTTTATTTAAAAAATATTGGTAGTCCCTTGATTGGAACTCTTCCACCAATTCATTAGGACTCATTTTTTAACTTCCACCTCGCTTTCTATAGGAATATCGCCATAACTGGTTAAACAAGTACCAGTCACGCTTAATGTTGTTGAGTCAGTTTGTTTAATGCTATTTATCTTAACCGAGATAACTCGGTCATCTGCTAATAGCGCCTCTTTGGTCATTCTCTCAACTTCTACCTTGGCATAGTCGAACCCTTTACCAAGTAGTTCGTTGAGGTCATTGCCGTACTGATCGCTATAGATAGGATAAACAAACCGTTCTGTCTTTAAGATTTTATCAACGGCTTGTACCATAGCTTGCAAGCCGTCAAATTTATTTCTAATCCTGCCGTGTGCTACCTGAAAGGTCAGTGTAGGATTAGTGTCTTCATTATCCATTTAACCCACCTTTCTAAAAGCCATAGCCATCTTTATCTTTACGTTCAAAAAGATAAAATTGCTGTCCGCCATCTGCACGAATTAAAGTTACCTTGTCATCTACCTTAAGTTCGTTATCAATTTCGAAATAATATTCTTGTTTAGGAAAGTCTATTTCTTCATCAACATCTGGGCGCATACCAGACTTATCGCCAACTTGGTCAGCGTGTGACTTAACTTTAATCTTAGCTTTACCAGCAAGCTTAATTTTGCCGATATGCTTACCTAAGATAATGAAATTGTCATCAATAACTATCTGGTTAGATAGCTGAACTTTTAAAGGCTTGGTAGAAACGACAACGCCATAGACAACGTCTGAATAATCGCTATCGCTACCGCCCCTAGAGGTCATTAACTTGTAGAGCCGTTCTCCTGCCATTTATTACCCACCTTCATTTCTAAACTGCAAGTGTAATCAACACCAAAATTATGTGTAGCTTTTAAGATTGGACAATTTTTCCAAGTAAGACCCAAGTCTTTGATATAGACATTAGCACCAGAGCCAGGAACCAAAGAAGGTTCACCAATACAATCAACTGTTAAGGTCTTTTCAATCTGATTTAATTCCTTAAGCTTATCCTTAGCTTGCTGAACCATCTGGGCAAAGTTTGCCTTTTCTTTTGCATTTTCAACTTTGATCATCTGTCCCCATTGCTTAATAGTGTTCCCTCTTACAGTGGCCACAGTGAAACTAGTTGTTTTAGGGTCATCACCAGTTGTTGAACTGGCGGTAGCCGTTTTAGTCTGCGACTTCTTTTGGTCCTTATGGACTACTTGCACAACATTAGCAGCATTATCGATGCTTTCAGTATAGGTATAATCTGTCATGGTTGTACGACTATCGATTACTAATTCTTGTTTATTAAAAAATGGAGCCTTTCGAAGCTCCACAATTTTATAGTTAGTTGATAGTACATAACGTTGACCAGTTGCGGTATATGTCTTATCGATAGCACTTTTGATCATATCAAAACCTGTCTTACCATCACACACTTCTGCTGGCACTCTGTAAGACGGTCTATTGACAATTCTAAAAGGGACTCCATCACGTCTGCACACTTCAGTTACCCGGTCGGCTAAAGTGTGTGATTGAAAAACTATAGATCCTTCACTTTTAAGGTATCTCATAAAGTCATAGGCGGTAACACTAACCGTATTGTCACCCTTATACTCACTTTTAAAGACAAAGCCCCAAAAGATATTAGTGTTATCCCAAGCAAAATCAACAATTGCACCTTGTGCCGGAACAATCGGAGTTCCTGCCTTAACCAGATCAAATGTGAGTTGACCAGCACTAAAGTTTAGATCTGTCTGCCATTTTAGGTTTTTGACAATGTCTTTAGCCTCGTGGCCGTCTTGTCTGACATGATCCAGAATTCTGAATTTAGTAATCAAGCTAATCTCACCTCTGACTGTTTAACCCATCCCCTAGCACCACCATTAACCAGTGAAACATGAACTGGATAGCGATGACCAGGAGCTAGATAGGTGATTTTGCGTCTGGCATTACGTTCATATTGTCCTGCGCCACGTCCATTACTATTTAAATGCAATTGTCCATTAACAATGACAATTGAACCAACACCCATTTTTTTAGGTGGTGCAGGTCTTTTTATTGCTGGTTTTGATGGTGAGTTAATCTTTTCATACTTAGCCTCACGGTACTCTTTAAAATCCAAAGTATAAGCGTATTCCTCTGTATAAGCTTTTTTTAAGCCATACTCAAAAGAAGATATAGACATAGTCAAACTAATCTTTGTGCCACCTATTACAAGTTGAACGTGATGTCGTTTTTCTTGAATGCCTTTAAGCCAGTCAATGTACTCTTGGGGGGTTCTAAAGTCATCCGAGCTTACATATCGTTCACGTTTTTCCGTGAATACACTAGCTATACTGATGCTAGATAGCTTGATATAGCCTAGCTGACTTATCTCACCCAAGTTTATGACTGTTTGTGATTTATCATCACTTTCAAGCTTTAGAGACACCTCAGACGGATTAACTGGTAGCTCCACTGTTTGGTTATTTGAGTAGTCGGTAATATATATACCGAAGCCATTTAAGGCCATAATATCAACCTCCTATAGCCTTAATTACAAGGCTCTATCTTTCTGCTCCATGATCTTGTTTTCTAGAGCTTCTAACATCTTGTCAGCATCGTAATCTTCACTACCAGTTGACTGAACAACGATAGCACCAGAATCAATGTTAACGTGAGTTTGGTTTTGAGTTTGGTTGGTTGTAGTTGTTTGGCCAAAAGTAGTAGTACCTGGAGTTAATGCGCCAGAGCCCACAACGTTGTTGCTGCCAACAACTCCATTGCCTGCAATTGCGGCTTGACCAAAAATACCAATGTTGGCACTTGAGCCATTTAAATCACTGATTGCGCCAGCAACATTGCCTATAGCAGATAAGGCACGGTTAAAGCCACCTACAAGTTCATCACCTGGATTAGATCCGCTTAAAGTTAATGGATCAATAGTTGGATTAACGCTATCTACTGCGTCAGAAATACCCATTGCTACACCAAGGGCTGAGTCGCCTACGTCCCCAGCACTATGGTTCAATCCAATAATCAAACCTTCATCAACCCAGCGACCGTACTTCTTCATTAATCTTGAAGGTGATCCAATGTGTAAGAAGCCTTTGATACTACCGACAATTTTACTACCAACATTTTTAGCAGCATTAACTGCGGCACCAACCATAGACTTGATACCATTAATTAAGCCTTTGATCAGGTCGGCACCGGCAGACATCATGTGACTGGCAAAGTTCTTTACAGCATTGACAGCATTATTCACACCATTTTTGACGGCGTTGATAACTCCTTGCATAGCACTAACGATAGCTTG